AAGATGCGCTCTGGTAGCACCGGAATAGTACCTTTGCGATTCGATGCCCCAATAATGAGGCTCAAAGACTACCATGAATGAAGTCAATGCAATCCATCTAAGTCAACTGCCAGACCTATGGCAAACTAATGTAACATACCAAAACGATCTTATGTACGAACACATCCAAAACAAGTTTACCTCTACTGATTGCAGAGACTACCTGACTCGCAAAATCAAAGACCTGGATAAAAAGATTGCCAGAAATAAAGACTCAATGGTAACCAGAGGCTGGCAGAATAAGAGAGAAATGTATCAGGCAATTTTAAATTACTTAAATTTGTACAAAATAAAATAAGTCATGCCACTCAAGAAAGGTTATTCGGCTAAGACCGTAAGCAGCAACATCAAGGCTGAAATGAAGAAAGGCAAGCCTCAAAAGCAGGCAGTAGCCATTGCTCTATCTGTTGCTAAGAAGGCTAAGAAGGCAGCTAAGAAAAAATAATCAATCACTAAAAAAGGGGAGTAATCCCGGTACAATTTATGGCAGCACCGAAAGGCAATAACTGTTGGCAATTGCGACTCAAGCATGGTCTTGATGGCAAGTTCAAATCACCAGATGAAATCATGCACAACTTTGAGCAGTATGTGCAGTGGGCAGAAGAGAATCCACTAATCGAAGTTGATTTCAGAGGCAAGGATGCAATCAGGGTTGAAATCCCTAAAAAAAGAGTGCTGACTAAGGATGGCTTTGCGCTTGCTTGTGGCTTTAGCTGCTGGGCAACCTTAGCTGTTTACCGCAACAAATCAGAAGATTTTAATAAGGTCTTTACACGCGTAGAAAAAGCCATCCGCTTGCAGAAGTTTGAAGGAGCTTCTTCTGGCTTTTTTAACCACAATATCATAGCCAGAGACCTTGGCTTAATGAACCAGGAGCAGATGACTGTGCAGATGCATGAAGTCATTGTGCCTAAAGTTCTACGCAAGGAGGAGCAGGCAGACTGATGGCAGTAATTGACTTGTCATCTGCTGACCTTTGGAGTCAGAAGTATCTGCCTGCTCTGGTTGAGCCTAAGACCTACAACATCCTCTGGGGAGGAGCAGGAAGTGGCAAGAGCCAGACCATGATTCAGCTTCTGCTGGCTGAGATATGCAATCACAAGGCAAACCAATTCCAGACTTACTTTGTCATCAGGAAGGTAGCCAGCACTCTCCGTAACTCAGTCTTTGCTGACTTTAGGAACAAGATTAGCCAGTGGGGATTTGAGAAGCTGGTAAAGGCTAAGACTGGCTACCTTGAGTTGCAATCTGGCAGCAATAAGATTGTCTTCCTTGGCTGTGATGATCCTGAGAAGCTAAAGTCACTTAGCCAGGCTAAGTACATCTGGATTGAGGAGGCAACAGAACTAAGCCTTGAGGACTTTACCCAGATTACCCTGCGCCTCAGAGGTAAGTCAGAAACACCAAAGCGATTCTTCTTGACCTTTAACCCGGTCTCCGATAGCCACTGGATTAAAAAGCGATTCTTTGATGATGTGCCAGCCAAGGAGCAAGAACAAATCCTTCGGCTGCATGGCACTTACCGGGATGCCCTAAACTTTCTGGATGAAGAGTATGTCACCAGGATGGAGGCACTCAAGTCAGTCAGCCAGACCTACTACGAAGTCTATGCTCTTGGGCAGTGGGGAATCTGGGATAGAGAGTCACTCTTTGCCACCAGCTTCGAATACTCTAAACATGTATATGATGGCTACATCAAAGCCTCTCCGGTGCATAACCTATACCTGAGCTTTGACTTCAATGTGACTAACACATGCGTAGTGGCACAGTACATCAAAAACTCTGAGGAGGGCATCTACTATGCCACCATCAACATCATCAAGGTGTATCGTATTGGAGACCTTGCAGCACTATGCCAGACCATCAAGCAAGAGTTTCCTGATATGGTCTACATCATCAACGGTGATGCCTCCGGTGCAAGCAGGAATGCCTTTACTCAGGACAACATCAGTGCCTATGCGCTCATCAAGAACTATCTTGGCATCCCTGATATGCAGCTGCAAGTGCCTCGCTCAAACCCAAGCCACATAGCCAGCAGACTTGTGACTATCCTAACCTTCCAAAAGGCAAAGGTGCAAATCAGCAGCAAGCGATGTGATGAGTTAGTCACTGACCTAAAGGAAGCCAAGGTAGACCGCCAAGGCAGCCTTGACCAGTGGAAAAACAAGAATCCAGACAAGTCTCATGCTCTGGATGCCTTCCGCTATTTTATTTTCTCTAATTTTGCAGAGATAACTTCCAACTTCAATTTAGAAAAGTATGGCACTATGCTGCAATAATTGCTACCCAATCTGCCAGCCACTTGCAAGCTGCCCATCAGCAGTCTATGTAAAAGTGCCAATTGACTATCAAGGACTTACTATCACAGTCAACATCACTAAGCCTGGAGTAAATGTCCAAGGGCAGCAAGTGCTAAATGTGGGAGAAGATGGCTTTGTTGAGGTTGACCTTGAGGCATTGCCAGAAGGCTTTTTCAATCCTTGGGGTGGTCAGTACAGCATTAGCTTTGCAGACTCAGCAGGTCAGGTTATCCTATTCACTGCAATGGATGGCAAGCAGTATGACAGCATCTGCCTGACCTTTGCACACACCATCAGCAATCAAGAGACAGTAATTGCAATAATTAATCCTATCAATAATGACCAACCAATATGACATTGATGCAAGTTGTGGTGGCAAGCGCAGAGGCTGCTGCCTTATCGAATTACCTCACGATGCCGAGCCTACTGATGTTGTTGCTGATAGCAGCACTCAGCGCATCGTTCTCTTTATTTCTGGACTATCTGTTGGAGGATCATCCGATTGGGCAGTGGTATCTATACCAAATCCAGAGGCTACCAACTTACTTAGCGAAACCGCTGGGTGAATGCCCTTTCTGCTCCGGTGCATGGCAGTTCCTTGCCATCAGCTGGCTATACTTTGACTATCCATTCCTTTTATGCTCAATTTATTTAGGCGCAAATCACATGATGCTGCTCCTGCTCAACAAGTGGCAGAAGAAGCTCCTATACAAGAACAAGGCAGCAGAATACTTTACAGGGGTGTAGCTCCTAAGGACAGATGGGATCAGATTGAGTTTGCCTTCACCTCTGGAGGCATTAATTACTTTAGGTTCACCGCAGAGGTCAATGTGCCATTCCAGAGGGCAGTAGCAGCAAGAGACATCTTCACTGAGGAGCTATGGCAAATCAACCCAGACTTCCTTAAAGGCTGGAACAATGGACTGATCAATCTGCTCTTGGACAAGAAGAAGAAGGATGACAAGAAGCTTTATGAGATAGGCATCCTTGCATCCAGACTAAAGGAGCAGATGGATATGTCAGTGAGCATGGTTAGGCAGCTGAAGCTGGCTACTGTTGTTTACTTTGATGAGCAAGAGAATCCACTGGACTATCAATACCCATACAACAAGCAGAAGCTTGAGCATTGGATGAAGCACAATGATGTGGAGGGTTTTTTTTTGAATCTGCCGGAGTACGCTTTTCTGCCCTCTTTGACCGAATACAGCAAGAATTTCCCGACCTATTTGCAGGCAGAAACTCTCCAAAGCCTAAACAACCTGAAACACATTATTGGACTTCAATCACAAGACAGCACAGACAAAGATTTGATGAGCAGTTTAGAGTTGCAGGTGGAGATCCTCAAAGAATTAAGTTCCTGGTCGAAAGACCAATCTACGAGTACTATCTGATTGTAAGCAGCTATATTGCGGAGCAAAAGAAAAAAAGAAATAAAGCATCATGAATTGTCATCTTGTTTTGGTTTAGATTTCAGAACCGAAAGAGCCACTGGATTCCGGTGGCTTTTTTCTTTGCTATCTTTACGGCATGGCAACATTATCCACCAATGACATCAAGATCAGGTATGACATTGACCTGAGTAAGCTTCAGCAAGCATCAGATGTATTTGATAAAATTACATCAGAGGAAAGACAACTTCTTAATGAGCTTGGTAAGTTAAAAAAACAATTTGAAGCTGCCGGACTATCAGCAACAACTGCTGCAAATAATGCAGCAAGAGGAATGAGTGATATTGAAAAGGCTACTCAAAGAGTTGGTAATGCTATAGTTACATATTTCTCTGTTACTAAAATCTATGAATTTTCTAAGGCAGTTATCAATACAACAATTCAATTTGAGTCTCTCCGTAAAGCTATAAACTTTACTTCTGGATCAATTGAGGCAGGTGCTGCTAACATGGAATTTTTAAGAAATGTTAGTAAAAGTCTTGGGATTAGTCTTGAAGCAGCAGCATCTGGTTTTAAAGCAATAAGTGCATCTGCTAATCAGGCTGGCTATTCTAACCTACAAACTCAAAAGATTTTTGAAAATGTAAGTAAAGCTGTGGCTGCTTTTGGTTTAAGTAGTGATGATGCTGCTGGAGTTTTTAGAGCATTGTCACAAATTATTTCAAAGGGTACTGTACAAGCTGAAGAACTTAGAGGGCAAATAGGAGATAGGATACCTGGTGCTTTCAGCATTGCTGCTAAAGCAATGGGAGTTACAGAAAAAGAGCTTAACAAGTTAATGGCAACAGGAAAGGTAACTGCTGCCGAGTTTGTAGTTCCATTCACTCAGGCTTTAGGAAAAATGTCTGAGCAAGCATCTACACTTGACTCAATGGGTAAAGGTTTTCAAAGATTCCAAAATGCTTGGCAAGCAATGATGGAAACCTTAGGAAGACAAGTAGATGAAAATGTTGGTATAGGGAAATTTGTAAATACATTAACAAGAACATTAGACTTTTTAGCAACTGCTACACAAACTGCAATGCAGGAGCAGGAAAAGGCAATGGGAAAAGGCTATCAAGCTATAATGGATTCTGAAATTGTTACCTATGATAAAGCTAGAAAAGAAAAAGTAAAAATTGCGATCCAAAATCAGATTGAATTAACTAAGGCTGAAATTGATGGAGCAAATCAAAGACTCAAAGCACAGAAAAAAGAACTAGAAGAGTCAAGTCCATTCCGGCTATACGGAAGGCAAGTAATGAGAGCTAATATAAGAGCTATTGAGGATGAAATAGAAGCAATAGGACTTAGAACAGCAAAATATCAAGGTGAACTTAAAGCACTTGATGAACTAATAAATAAAAAAGAAAAGGTTAATCAATTAAATATTGACCCTAAGGAGTTAGCGAAAGAATATCAAGAAAGACTTAGGCTTTTACAATTGGAAAAAGAATTAGCTAATCTTAGAATAAAAATAAACTTTACGAAAAAAGCTGATATCCTTAGAGAAGAATATAAGGCAGAGGAAAAATATCTAAAAGATGTTTATGATTTACAGGTCAAATATTCTGATTTAGGTGTACAGGCAGCTATTGATGGAATAGAAAAAACCAGACTTCAAAGAGAACTAAATAAAGTTGAAACCATCCGAGGATTAAAGGAAGAAACTCAAAGTACTTTAGATTCCATTAACAAAATGCGGATGGAATATAAGAAAAATGATGAAGAAAGGGCAAAGGCTCAAAAGGAAAGTGTTGATAGAACAGCAAAAACCAATTTTGAAAAGGAACAATTAGAAATAAAACTTCAAGAAAAGTTAAATGATTTAGATGAAAAGTTTGCTAAAGAACGAATTGAAAGAGCAAAAAGAGAAGAAGAAGAGAAATTAGCAATCCGTGAAAAAGCTATTGAATTAGGTTCAACACTTGTCAATGGCGCATTCAATCTTTATCAGGCTAACCTTAGTAATGAGATGACCTTGCTCCAGAAAAGATATGACCAAGAGATAAAGTTAGCTGATGGCAATCAGCAGAAGATTGATGAGTTAAATCAAAAGAAAGCAGAGAAGGAAAAGGAAATAAATATCAAGCAATTTAAAGCACAACAAGCTGCTGCAATTGCAAATATTATATTTGAATTAGGTCAACAACTTGTAAAGTATAGTGCAAATCCTTTAACTGCTCCACTTGCAGCCTTATCAGCAGGTATTGCAGCTGCCCAGATTGGCTTTATAATGGCTCAACCAGTACCAGAATTTGCAGAAGGTACTAAGGGCAAGCCATTCAAAGGAGGTAAGGC